CTCGATCATCAACGTGCCGAGAGCTGATCTGACTCTGGTTCAGTCCAGCCCTACTGAAATCCGAGAGATGAATCTCAATGATTTTCGCACCGTCCTCAAGGCCCTTGAGGCAACACCTATGGGCATGGGCTATCAGAAGATCCTCGATCACTACACTGCCATTCAGGTTGGCGGTGTCGATCTGGCTCACGTTCTCGTTCTGCTTGCTCCATATACGGTGACGTTCGAGGATGGGCAGTACGCGGTGAACCTCGTCGGTGCCAACAGCAACGTCGCCGACCGTGTGAACGTCAACCAAGTCTCGGTTCGCTCGGCAAACTCTGCGGGGCTGGCCCAGATGAAGGACATCGAATACTCTTCGTTCAACGGTGCTGTGCATATCGATGAGATCATGGGAAATGATCTCAACAAGGGCAATCAAGAGTTCCCGGTCAAGACCGTCGCTCGTGCCGTCGAGGTTCTCACCTATCGTGGGTTCAGGACTGTGCATCTCATGAGCAGTATGACTTTCGGCCCAGAGGCTCAGTTCCCAGCCTGCGTCATCGAAGGTGAAAGCAAGCTCACTGTTCTTCTGAATGTGGAACCCGGGGCCAATGTCGATCACTGCATCTTCAAGAATTTGACGGTCACAGGGTCGCTTGATCAGAACGTCATGCTTGAGAGCTGTGTGGTAGAGAACCTAGATTACGTTGAGGGTGACATCCATGCCTGCGAAGTCACGGGTGTTCTGAAGGTTGCTGGAACTCAGGGTCTGGAAATCTTCAACTCATACTCTGGGCGCAAAGGCCCTGCTGACCCTGCGGTCATTGACATGGATGGCCCGAACACAGGGGGCAAGAACGTCGCCATTCATAACTGGTCTGGGCACATCCGAATCAGAAACATGACGGCTGGGTACATTGGAGTTGCCTGTGTTGGCGGTGGGCATGTGCGCGTGGAAAGCAGTTGCACCGGAGGCATGGTGCATATCATGGGGAACTTCAAGCTGATTGATCAGTCTGCCGGGGCTACGGTGCTGACAGCCTATATGACTAACCCTGCGTCGATTGCTGCGGCTATGCGGGCAATGTCTACTGCCGTTGCGGCCTCGCCTGATACGGTTGGCAAGCAATGGGAGCTGGCTGCGGCCGGTGGCGGCGGGGGCGGTGATGCGAGTTGGAGCCAGCCTCTGCCGAACGGGTTCACTGAGGGCCAAGCTGGTTGGATTCTGGATAACGTCAACAAGGTGGTCTCCGACTTCCAGAGACAGATGGAACTTCTGCTTGGAAGATCCTACCACGCGGGTCTGGTTACAGTTCCAACAGCAACCGCTTCAGGCGATCCGCTGACAATGTTCTCAGGCACAGACTATGACGGGGTCAGCTTCACTCTTGGCCCTGACTGGAAGACATACCTTGAGGAGGCCGGGGCTGAGGTGTGGTTTACAATCAAGGCCACACCCCGCCAGACAACGCCGATGTTCGACAAGGAGGCCACGATTTCGGACGCGGCTATTGGCCTGATTCTTCTGGACATCGTGGGGTCTGAGTTCGCTATTGTTCCCGGCCAGTACTTCTGGCAGATTCAGGTACGGAACACATCGCTTCCTATAGAGAAACGGATAGCGATGGAGGGTCCGATCTACATCAAGCCGTCGTTTAAGGCTTGAGCTTTGAAAGCGCTTTCAATACGGAGGATGAAGTGCCCAGAAGAAACCCAGTAGAAAGAACGGCGCTGTCACGGCCGGTGGGCGTGCCCCCGCCGCAGGCTCAGCGCAGGTACTCGAAGAGCGCTGTCCGTGACGCCCTACGCAGGAGCGGGGGGTTCATCAGCTACGCTGCCCGCAGACTGGGCTGCCACTACAACACGGTTTCGAACTACCTGAAGCGCTACCCCGATCTCATGGAAGAGTTGAACGTCATCAGAGAGAGTCACATCGATCTCGCTGAGTCGTCGTTGCTACAGCAGGTGAACGAGAAGAACACGCAGGCCACCATCTTCTATCTTGAGTGTCAGGGGAAGAAGCGCGGTTACGTCAGAAACCCCGCTCTCAACCTCCACGCCCATGTCGAGGCAGGCTCGGGAACATGGGCTGACATCATGAAGCGGGTGGCAAAAGAGTGCGGAGGAGAAGTGAACGCCGCGAAGATGATCGACATTACCCCGACACCGGGTGGGAGAAAACAAGTTGTCGCCAAGCGCTAAAGTTCAAGCCAAGAGAGCCGAGTTTACGGAGCGGGAACTCGTCTATCGAGGCGTCACAGACCCTGTGTGGTGGCTCGAGGAGGGTTGTGGATGGCCGCTCTGGGAAAAGCAAAAGGAGATAGCACGAGCGTTGGTTACCCACGATCGTGTGGCTGTGCCTGCTGCATTTGGTGTGGGCAAGACTTGGGTTGCATCGCGCCTTGCCCTCTGGTGGCTCTACACGCACTATCCGGCTATTGTCGTAACGACTGCCCCAACTGGTCGGCAGGTGAGGGATCTCTTGTGGGCGGAGATCCGGCAGGGCCATACGACCTCGAAACTTGCACTTGGTGGGGAATGCTTGACAACCGATCTGCGGCTAGAGCCAAAGTGGTTCGCTACTGGATTTGCTACTAAGGAAGAGAACATCGACAAGTTCACCGGCTATCACTCCCCGAACATGCTTCTGATCTTCGATCAGGCTTGTGGCATTCACAAGCAGATCTGGACGGCCGGTGAAGGTCTGCTGACCTCTGAGAACTGCCGCTGGCTGGCGCTGTCGAACACGACGGACGAGTCGAGCGAGATGGCCAACATCTGTCTTGAGGATCGTCGCAGTGAGTACGGCGACTGGCACATCATCAAGATCAAGGCGTATGACAGCCCCAACGTCATCGCTGGCCGCAACGTGTTCCCCGGCGTTCTCTCTGCGGACTACGTTGAGAAGAAGCGCAAGGTCTGGCGCATTGGCGACCCCCTGTGGGACATCTACATCGAGGCGAACTTCGTAGAGTCGGGGGCCATGACCGTGCTGCACCCGGGGATGGTCAAGGAGATTCTTGGGGAGGTGCCGTCTGCCCCGAAGATCGAGCCGGACTTCGACAACATGGTTCTCACGGCGGACATCGGTGACGAGGGAGTAGACCCCTCGGTCTGCGCTCTTGCCTGTGGCAACAGGCTTGGTTTCATCAAGCGCGTTCTCGGAAACGACACTATGAAGGTCGTGTCGTTCATCGAAGAGTGCTGGGAGGATACGATTCGCCTCACTGGGAAGAAGCCGATTTCGATCTACGTTGACAAGATCGGCGTGGGTGCTGGCGTTGTGAGCCGCTTGGCTGAGAAGGAGTACCCTGTCATCGGGGTCAACGTCGGCACCAAGGCGATCAACGAGTTGGAGTATATCAACCGCAGAATCGAGATGGCGTGGTCGATCCGCCTTCTGGCCGAGGCCCGCTCCCTGTCGTGGGTTCCCGTCTTCTTCACCGAGCCTGAAATCATGGACATGCTTCGGGAGGACATGAGCATTCGGTACGAGGCTCTGCCCTCGCAGCGCATCAAGCTCGAAGACAAGGCCAAGTTCCGCCGCCGCATGAAGCGGTCGTCTGACTTCTGGGACGTCATGATGATGGGCTTTGCCGACTCGAATCTGATCCCAACCATCACCGCCTTGGATGCTAGAGAGGGGCGGCAGGGTCTCACCCCAGAGCAGAGGCTCAGGGAGCAGACCGATATCGATCCAGCAGAGGCTGCGGCCTCACTGAAGATAGTGCAGAAGTTGTTCGGGATGGGAGTGATTCGCGAATCGGACTTTGGGAACGAATCCTTCCTGTGATACTCTATGAAAAGGTCATGAGGGGGGTACTCTGATGGGGGTTGCGGCGGACGTTCTCGAAGCTCTGGAAATGGACTTTCCAAACACCGTCAAGGAGCGTCAGAAGCTATACGGTCTGAAGGATGCGTACAAGACCATCTCATGGGTGTACGCATGCACCAACCTCATCGCCGACTGCATCAGCGGTGTCGAGTTCGAGTTGTACCGTCTCAGCAGGAAGGGCGAAGAGGTCTACCTGAAGAAGACCGATCCAGCTTTCGTCTGCTTCTACCCCCCGAAGAAAGGCGAGATTCACACTCTATCCGAAATGATCAAGATGCAGTTTCTGCACCTTGGCCTGTTCGGTGAGTCGTTTGGGACGCTGACCAAGAGGGGTAGAAACACAATCACCGGAGTCGAGTTGTTCAACCCCCTGATGGTGACCCCCGAATACACCAACGATGGTTCTGCCGTAGATTACTGGAAAGTCCGTCAGATAAACCCCTCTGGAAGTGCGAAGGCAACCGAGCGCAAGATCAAACCAGAGGATATGATCCAGTGGAAGTACCCCAACCCCTACAACCCTTTCAGAGGTCTGTCGCCGCTGACGGCAGCCCGCATGGCCATCGAGCAGGACATGAACATGGCCACATGGAACGCTGGGTTCTTCCAGAACGGCATTCGCAACCCGATCGCCATGCTGCTCAAGCAGACCTTCAATCCAGTCCAGCGCGAGCAGTTCATGAACCAGCTTCGCAGAAACTTCACCGGCTTCGTGAAGGGCCAGTTGCCGCTGCTTGTCGAGGGCGGCGTCGATGTGAAGGTTCTGGCGAACACAATCAAGGATCTGGACTTCGTTGAGGGCAAGAGTCTGACGCGCGAGGAGCTGTGCGCGGTCTACAACGTGCCCCCGGCTCAGGTTGGCATCTTCCGCTACGCGAACTACGCGAGTGCGAAGGAGCAGCGTGTTCTGCTCTATACGAACAACGCCAAGCCGAAGATGATCTACTACCGTGACGTATTCCAGACCAATGTGCTGGACCCCTACTTCCCAGGGGTACTGTGCGACTGGGACTGGCAGAGCATCGACGTGCTTCGGGATGACCCCAAGGTTGTTTCAGAAGC